GTGGTTCATCTGCATCTCATACATCGCCGTACCAGGAGTAAATTGGTACTCAACACAGGCCCAATTCTTCATAAGGAAGGAATCATTGGCATTGGAACCAATGCCAGATATCTTCAGAAGAATAGACTCGAAGTTGTTGTCAAACCCAGTGAGATATGCGTTTGTACTAGCCGCCACAATTCCAAAATCGGAACCCAATGGATTTTCGGGCCACTGAGTGAAGCCGTCAAGGATTTCAGCGAAATCCCAACTACTTCCACCTCGGTTAAAAGCTCCGCAATACGTTCCTAGGTTGAATGGCCCAGTGTACATATCGGCATCCGTCCCGTTGACTCCAGAGATACCGGTCATCTTGTAAGTGTTGGTGTAAACTCCAGCCGTATCAGATGACTTGTCAGCCAACTGAATGGGAAGTTTAAACACTTGAACATTACCTGTCCAGGTATTCGCATTGGTAGTCGGGACCATCTCGATATGTTGCGAAACATATCGGAATTTGGTCACCATTTGGGACACATTGGCAACATTTGTGCCAAATATAGATGCAAAATTCGGGTATTGGACACCTGTCCATACCGTGCCTGCAACTGGAGCAACTCCAGCTGTTACGGCTGTTGTGAAATAGGCGTAGCCAGGTATGGGAAGAACCAGGATATAATAATCCGTTGTAGCCGCGCAATTGAAAGCGCTCACGTTACGATATTTCATCGCAAGGCTCTTACCCGCATAATCATCAGGTACACCATAGGTGCCAGACCCATCAAAGTCGGCTGCACTAAAGGCACACTTGAGAAACATCTCTCCTTCAGGAGAAACCTTTCCACGCGGTTTGACGTTACGAATCCTCGAGCCTACAGGGGTTCTACTAGAGACCCCCTGCGGCTGCGGATAGATGGCAACTTCAGCATTCGTTGCTGGGCTATACTCAGGGCGCCCCTGCGCCATATAGGTTTGCAGAGACACACCCTTCTTGTTAGCCCGGCGTCGTCGATTGCGGGATTTTGTTTGCAGAGGATTGATACTCTGACCGGTTGCTGAACGGACCTCCTGCATAAGTCTGTTCATCGTAGCAACAAGCTTACGACCGGGTTTAACTGGAACTTTGGTTTTCTTCACCATTATTTCTCGTCCTCCACGAGAATTTCATCGTCCTTCCAGTCTGGACGAAGGAATCCAACCTTCTCGAGATCTTGCATGAATTTCGTAAAGTTTGGGTGGTCTGCCATATCCTGCTCAAATGCACGAAGTGCAGAGCGATATTGGGCTCCTGTTGAAACATTAGCATGAACTAGATTCATCAACAACTTTGCATCGTTCACAAGCCAAGATTTATCACGAGTATAAATCCGGCTACAGAACTCAAAAGTGTCGGTTATGGGATCACAGACTTTAAGAGTTATACCAATTTCCGCATATTTCAAATACGGGTCATTAATAGCCTGCTCTACACAGTCATCGCCCATTGACTCTGAAGGTCCAGAGCCAACCTGTTCAGCTTTCATATTTCTAACAGTGGAATTACATTCCCCAGTGAGATATTCACCACTAAGGAGAAGTCCCTTCCACGTCAACTTAAAG